TGAGTTGCCGAATCTGACTTTAATTATGCCGCCTGATTTGAGTCCCTTGCTAAGGCGTTCCCGGTTTATCTCCCTTACCAACTCTGCTCTGTAAACATCCCGCCATTTAAGCAGTTCCACGGGGTTAAGGCGTGAGAGGCTGCGACCTGCTATGCTATAAGAAAGCTGATCACGGCTTGCCTTGCCAAGAATTGTAGCCTCCAGAGCGTCCAGTGTCTTTTTAACATGAGATCGCCCGTCATAACTATCAAGCAAAGCTAAATTGGGCTTGACCTCAAGTGTCCCTTCCAAAACAGTCTGTTGATCCTCAGCTTTAAATACGGTAGCCTGCCACCAATAGATACCTGCTTTATATTGCAGCGTTTCCTTAGCGCTTAAGGTAACACGGTAATGATCGGCTTTCGGCAGAGCCGCCGCGTTAAAGCTGCTTTCAAAATTGCGGAAAGAGTAAAATAACCCCCAGCCCTCACTTGCAGGGTAAGCTTCAAGGTGCCGCTCCCATTCCACGCTGTCACCTGCAGTGAAGAATTTGGGCTCAGTGTTTAATGGTTGCATGAGTTTAATGTAATCAGTCACCAGTTTTTGACAAAACCGGCTTTTGTGTCTCTTTTAAAATTAAAAAATTTGCTTGAAGTCACAAGATCTGTGTGTTTTATTTGATCCGTTGCTTGTTGCTGGGGTTTTACATCCTTTTTTAACTTGGCTGCAAGCAGCTCTAAATTGGGATTCAGTATATGCAAGGCAGCCAAGGCATAAACCCTACAGTCAAGGGCTTCGTTACGCCTTCCTGCCGGCTTTTCCCATTTGCGCACAGGAAAGCCTTTATTGTAACGAGTTACTACCTTTTCAGCCGTCAGCTGCTTAAAATAATCCTCATTATAAGAGCTTGGAAAATGGCAATATCCCGCTCCAAGTTCAGTAATTTTAAGCCTGCTATAAATTAGTTCTTTTGCCGTATCAGTACCGATTGCAAAAAGCTTTACCCGCATTCGGTTACTTATTGTCGGTCTGCCAACTAATGCCTTGCCGCTAATTGATGAGCCTTTAACTGCGAATATTCTGCGTGGCTGTCTTTTTTTGCAGTAAGCATAGACGGACTGTGTATGATGACCACCGGAGTCAACACAGACGCATGATATACGCAAGCTAATACCGCTTTCATGGGGAATAGTTTGCTCAAGTAATATATCCAGATCATCCCAGACTTCAGCCCTTGCGGGATCACCGTGTATTACCAGAAATTTTAGTGACCAGCTCTCCTCACGGATGCCCCAGCCAACAATCTCAATTTCCAAACGGTCATCCTGTACGTCAACACCGGCGGTAATAACCACCACGCCGCTGGGTGCCACATCGCCCCAGTTTTCTTTGCGACTAAGGAGGGAAGTTTCATCGACCCTGTCACCGCCTTCTTCCCATGTCTCGCCAAGGGTGGTGTTGATCCATGTTTTAAGAAGCTCAGGGCTAAGTTTAGCCCTCAGGAATTCAGAAACAATCCTTGACCACGGCACCCAAGGGGAGTAAAGCTCGTTTAAATGAAAACCGGCAATATTGCCTGTTACCCCCTCAAGCCTCCATTCTCCCTTTTCCAGCATTGCCGGCTTGTCCGTATCCAGCAGCACGCAGCCGTTTATCTCGCAGACATAATGGGCTTCTTCAGTTCTATTCTTTTCCCACTTTAACTGTCCCCATTTGAGCGTCTGATATTCTCCGCAGGATTTACAGGGCACATAGTAACGCCTCTGATCACTCTGCAAATAAGCCTGTTCAATGCGGCTTAAATCCTTAATGGTTGGCGTTGAGGTCAGCACTATCTTTCTATTCCAAAAAGTAGTAGCTCTTTTCTTCGCCAAATTAACGGGGTCGCCTTCTGAGCCTGCGCTTGCGGGGTATCTGTCAACTTCATCACAAAGTACTAACCGCACGGGTCTGCTGGCGAGTGATGACGGCGAATTGCTGCCGGCCATCGTGATTTGACCACCCGGGAAACGCTTGTAAAGTATCCTGTTACCTGAGTCTCTGCTCCTTGGGTCTTTGATTAAGTCCCTAAAAACCTCACTATCCCGTAGCATCGGGCTTAAGCGATCAGTCGACCAGCTTTCAGCCAGTTTTTCCGTCGGCTGCACTACCAGCATGGGCGCCGGGTCTTGGTGAATATAGTACCCAACAATATTATTGATGATCTCAGTCTTGCCTACCTGCGCCGATGACATCACTACCACCGTCTCAATAGCAGGATCATTTATCGCGTTCATGATTTCTCGCTGATACGGGGCTCTGGCGGTGTTCCACTTGCCCGGCTCAGCTGAAGCCTCACTTGATAATTTACGATAATTATCAGCCCATGCGCTGACTGTCAGCTTCGGTGGCGGAGTCAACTTTCTGCTGACTGCTTGGGTTAGCTGAATCTTCTTCATCGCCATGTTTGCTAAGCTCCGTTAAGGCGTCGTATATTTCATCTTCAAGTATCTGTTCAATTTTAGCGAAATCACTGCCTGCGCTAGCCAGTGGACGCACCAGCTTACTTGGTATCGCCAGCATCCTCGCACGAAAAACCAGCACAAGATTACTCCAGCTGAACTCTACTTCTGAGGCTTCGATATATTTGTCCTTTAAAACCTCCAGCTCCAATTCGGCTTTTTCTGCCTGAGCTTTAAGTAGACGCAACTTTTCAGTCGCCAGATCACTACCACTATTGCTTTTGATCATTTGTTTCTCTAACAAATATTGCCCGTAAGCTTTAACGCAAAGGGATAAATTGTAACTGCTATTAATTGGAGCAGGCAGCACTCTTTCTTGTACCAATTGCTGCACCCGCCGCTCACTTAAAGATAGAGCCTTGGCAATATCTGATACTTTATTGCTAGTGTTCATGATTTAAAAATTATATTTATGTGTACGATTTTTTCGTACAGTTAGAGTCGGTGACAATTTGTCACCACCTGAAAACTAAACCGGTTATTTCGTTGATAAATTTCGTTTAATCTCGCTAATTTTAAGGCTACACGTGGCATAGTTGAAGGGTTTATTATAAAGGCCGAAACGAAATGCGTAAAAATTTTTTGTCACTAGGAAGGGTGCGGGGTGGCCAGATACCCACGGTTGCAAGTCTCAGGGAGTACCTTAGCCGCTTGGATTCAAGCCTTGTTGTTCTTCTCTAGAGCTGCTTTTACGTCATCTTGCTGTCCTCATTGCATAGTTAAAGCTCTCGGTAAATACTCTGTCAAAGCCTTTGTTAAAGCTGTTTACGGCTATTCTTTTAAATCCAAACCTCGGCCTGATCTTTGCCTGTGGCGTAAGGCTATATAACCTTTGCAACTTTTGATTACTGATCCTTTTGTAGATAGTGCTGCCAAGCCTGAAGATGCTACGGTCGCCTTGGGCTGCTCTTAGCGCTTTTGAACTCCTTTGTCTTTTTGGAACATTGCCGGTCGGTACTGCTAAGTTATTTCCTAAATATGGGATTCTGGTACCGCCTTCTTCCTGCAGCTGAGCAAAATGGGCTTTAGTATAAACCGATGCTGCTAATTGCTGTTTATTCGCAAAACTGACTTTAATGCCTGTCCTTTGACGCTTGTCGTACCAGCGGTTAGAGTTATGGAATACCTTCTGTACGTTCCTGCAAATATCCTCCTGCACCTTGACTGCCAGCTTGTTTAAAGTCAAACTAACTGCAAACGGCAGCTGCTTCTTTTCCATATCATCCATGCAGCGGGCTATTTTAGCTATGTCGGCTCTGATATCTAACGTAAAAGTCATATAAACCTACTCTACAGGTCTGTATTTGGTGCCCTGCAACATGGCTCCGATTCCTATGATTACGCCTGTTCCAAGATCACCCGTTACCTTGATTACCGGCCTGATGTAACGCTTGTCACCAATATAAGCCGCCATATACGCTGTATTTGCCGCAGGCGCCGCTTTCAGGTGGGCAAAGGTACCGCTGGCCAGCAGGCCGGACACGCTGCCTAAAACTTCGCTGTCAGGACAATCTGTGAAGTTCACATTATCGTTTGAATGAACGAGCCTGATCTGCACATGCTTGTCATCTGCCGGCTCAACATTGGCTGCTCCAATCATCACCGTAAAGCTTGCGCTATCAAAGCCTGTTATATCCAGCGCTTCTATGTCTGCCTTATCAGCAGCGATTGCCACCGGTGCCAAGAGCTGGTTAAATCTGCTGTTGCTTCTTTCTTCTCTGATTACTGCCATGATTCCCTCTTAATTTTTGTTGGTTAAAGCTTTGAAGGCTTACTATTCCACCGTTACATACCATTATACCCTAAGGTTTACCTGCCTTGCAATAGCCTCTGAGATAATTTAACTTACAGTTAAGTGACCCGCCCCTGCAAACCGCACACGTGAGCTAAATTAATTTAAATAATTTTACTGTCAGTTAAGTTTTTATATGGTTTTTGGCGATAGACCTCTACCAGCTCATCCAGTGCCTCACGTAATCTT